GGGTTCCATGCGGGACTACGGCTTCGCCACCGGCGATATCCTCAAACTGACCGAGGCGCTGGTTATAGGCACTCAGTTGTCTGGGGCAGGTGCGACTGAAGCGTCTCTTGCCATGGGCCAATTTTCGCGGGCGTTGGCGCGTGGTGTTTTAAGTGGCGAAAATTTCAAAGCAATGGGCGCCGATGGCGCGCGAGTTCTATCTGCTTTGGCGGCGGGGTTAGGAATAACCAGCGCTGAACTCAAAATTCTTGCTGATGACGGCTTACTCACTGTGGACAAGGTTTTGCCGGCGCTACTGAGCCAGCTCGGTGTATTGCAGCAAGAGTTTGCTGCCATGCCCAATTCCATCAGCGGTTCCATGAACGGGTTGTCAAACGCTTTTCAAAAATGGGTCGGTGATGTTGACGGTGCGACGGGCACCACTCAGTTGTTATCTCGCGTCATAGGCTCGGCCGCCGATAACATGAACCTGCTCGCCAGCGCTGCGGCTGGATTAGGGGTTGGCTACGCCACGCTCAAGTCAGCGGAAATGGTCAAGACCCTCTATGTGCAAATCGCTGCTGTGCGCACCGCCCATGCTGCCGAAATGGCCCGCACGCGGGCACAGCTTGATGCGTCGACCATGGCTGCCCGGCACGCGGCTGCAGAATTGGCCGCTGCCCAGGCACATGCCCAGGCGACACGCTCTACTGACCTGCACACCGCCGCTCTCAGCCGATTGCGCCTGGCACGGCTGGCCGACATTCAAGCTACTCGCGTGCATGCGGCGGCTCAAGCCGCAAGTGCTGCCGCTGGTTCGCGCGCGGCACGCGCTGGTGCCGGGTTGCTTTCAGTGCTGGGCGGGCCTGTCGGCTTGGCTGTTACCTTGGGAACAGTTGCAGCGGGCTATCTGCTGTTCAGCGATAACAGCGATAAGGCTCGCCAATCTCTGATCGATCTCAAGCGGCCGGTGAGTGAGTTGCGTGAAGAGTTTGCCAAGTTGAGCAAGGCTCAGGTGCGCTACATGCTCGACGGTGTCCTCGAGCAAAAAGCTCAAGCGGAGGCTGATGTCGAACGAGCCATACGCGGTATCCGCTCGGCGGCTACGACAAGCAATGAGTTGGGGGACTTTGATTCTGGTATCCCTACCCACCGTCAGACTGCGCTAGTCGAATTTGACCGTCGTCTTGCAAGGGGCGACGGCATTGATTCCGCAAGCCAGCAGCTCGGATTGGATATCGGGGCAAGTAGACAGCAGGCTCAAACTATTAACAAAGGGGCTGCAGATTACGCTGATGCCATGGACGCGAAAAAAGTTCTCGGCAACAGGGAAAAGCTCCTTCAGGAGCGATTGAACGAATCTGAGGGTCTGCCTAGGAAGCCTAAGCCAGGTGCGGTGAACCAACCCAGCGCTGGTCCGCAAGCGACCCAAGAACATTCGCGTCAAGTCGTTCAACTCAACAATGCCTACAGCCAAACCCTTTCCAGCCTCTCCCAACAAATCGCCCTCCACGGTGAAACCACCGAACTTGGCCGGGTACGTCAGCAACTGAGCCATGGCGAACTTGCCGGGCTGTCCGAGCAGAACAAGGTCATCCTTGAACGCGCGGCCCTCGAACTGGATGCGCTCAACTCCCGAAAAGCGTACGACGGATTGATGGCCAGTATGCAGACTCAGGAGCAACGTCTGCTTGCGACAACTCGGGACCGACTTCAGGTCCTCGAAGCCGCCAATGACGCAGGGAAGTTGAGCGGTGACGAGTATCGAGCAGGGGCTGAGGCCATCTCCCAATCCACAGTGACTGAAGCGCCTACATTCAGCGGGACTGCATCTCAGGTCAGTGGACCAATGGGCGAACTGATCAAATCCGTGGAAGCCGAGGCCGAACTCAAGGCCTGGCATGAAAAACAGCTGGGCATGCAGGCTGAGTTGTACGCCGAAAAACTCACTGGTGAACAAGAATATCTGGATCGGGTTTTTGAAATTAATAAAACCAATCAACAGCGGTTGAATGATATTCAGGGTGCTTACAAAGCCGCGATGCTCGGGACCTTCAGCGAACTATCCGGCAACGCAGCTGACATGGTTGGCAAGATGGCGGGTGAGCAGTCCGGCGCTTACAAAGTATTGTTCCTCGCGCAAAAGGCCTTTGCAGTCGCATCCATCATCATGAATACGCAGATCGCGGCGGCCAAAGCACCAGCAGAACTTATGTTTGTAGCTGGTATTCCGATGAGCGCCGCGATATTGGCCGCAGGCTATGCCAACGCCGGCATGGTTGCCGGAATGACCTTGGCCGGCATGGCCCACGACGGCATCGACAGCATTCCGCGAGAAGGCACTTGGCTGCTGCAAAAAGGTGAGCGAGTGGTGGACGGTCGAACTAACCAAGACTTGAAACAGTTCCTCAGCAACACGCCGGACGCCGCTAATCAATCCCAATCCGCTCCGCAGATCAACATAACTATCAATGGCGATGGCTCTGGAGGCACGGTCGAGTCCGCTCAGGATTACGAGGCCATGGGCCAGGCCCTGCTGGTTACTGTGCGAGCCGAGATGCCAAAAGTTGCACGCGGGGTAATTATTAACGAGAAGGGTCAAAACGGATTGCTCGACCCTAATAACAGGAGGGCGGGCTAATGGCCGAAACCTTTACCTGGTCGCCCCGTGTCAACTCCAGCGGCGAAACCCAAGCCAGTATTCTGAGTTCCCAGTTTGGCAATGGTTATAGCCAGCGCATGTCCGTGGGCATCAATAACCTGGCGAGCAGTTGGTCAGTGTCATTTACCGGTACTGAAGAATATCTGGAGCCAATCCAGGACTTTTTCATCCGCCACAAAAGCACGGATCATTTTTTGTGGACGCCGCCACTGGCGAAGCAAGGTGCTTTCATCACCACCGGCGGCTGGCAATTGCAGCCGCATGGTGGCCGGAAATTCACCCTGACGACCACTTTCCAGCAAGTCTTCAGCGCGCAGGTTGAATCATGATTAGCGCCGATGACCAGAAGCTCGAGCCTGGTTCGCTGATCCAGTTGATCGAGTTGAATGGTGAATCACGAGGCATGGGGATCTTGCGTTACCACGCCCACCAGCAGGCAGAACCGATCTTTTGGAAAGGCGAGCGTTACGACCCTCGGCCTTTTGAAGTCGCTGGTTTCGGACGTGGCGTTGAGGGAAACACCTCAACGCCAATGCTCAAAATCAGCAATGTCGACGGCCTGATAACGGCCTTGTGCGTGCAATTCCAGCATCTGTGTGGAATTCGCCTCACCGTTCGCCAGACCTACGCCAAATACCTGGATGCCGCCAATTTTCCCGTGGGTAACCCGGACGCTTCGACGCAGGAAAGGGTGGACATCTCGTACGTCAATCAGCCCACCAGTATCAGCCGCGCTGAGGTGACTTTTGCTTTGGCTCCCCCTACTGCGGTGAAGGGTCAGAAGCTGCCTGCCGGGCAGATCATGAACCGTTGCGAATGGTGCCTGTGGGGCGAATACCGAGGACCGGACTGCAATTACACCGGCAACCTGATGTTCGATGCCGACGGCAACCCAGTAGATAACCCGGCACTGGACCGCTGCGGAGGACGTGTCAGCGATTGCAAAAAACGTTTCGGCAAAGGCAACCCGCTGTCATTTGGCGGCGCTCCCGGCGCATCGATGGTTTGAGAAAAATATGAACGAGACTCTGTTGAAACACATCCGTCAGCACGCTGGCGAGCAATACCCCAAAGAATGTTGTGGGGTGGTTATCCAGGTGGGGGAGCAGCAGCAATATGTCCCATGCCGTAACGACGCCATGACGCCAAGCGAGCATTTCGTTATCAATCCGCATGACAAGGCGGCTGCCGAAGATAAGGGCGAGGTGCTGACCATCGTTCACAGCCACCCTGATGTACTGCCGCAACCGAGCATGGCTGATCGAGTCAGTTGTGAACTCCATGAACTGCCGTGGTGCATCGTCAGTTGGCCTTCTGGCGAGCATGTGGAGTTTGCGCCAAGTGGTTATCAGGCGCCGCTGATTGGGCGCGAGTTCGCCCATGGGGTGCTCGACTGCTATGCGCTGTGCCGTGACTTCTATTGGCGTGAATGGGGGCTGGAATTACCCAATTTTCCTCGTCGCGACGGTTGGTGGAAAACCGGTGAAAGCCTTTACGAGCGCTATTACCAACAGGCCGGATTCTTTCCGGTCAGCGATCTGCGCCGAGGGGATATCTTGGTGATGCAGATAGACGCGCTCGCGCCAAATCATGCCGGGGTTTATCTAGGCGATGGTCAGCTTGAGACTGAACCCCAACACCATCCAGCGCCGGGGACCTTTCTGCACCATCGCTACAACAAGTTATCCAGTCGTGATGTTTACGGAGGCATGTGGGCTGACTGCACACATTTGATCCTGCGTCACAGCCAGGCTCCGGAGGTGCTCGTATGACTGCCGTGCTTAGGGACATGCCGCCCGTACTCGAAGTCCGGCTTTATGGTGTGCTGGGTTCGCGTTTTGGGCGGGTTCATCAGCTCGCCGTTCGTTCAGGGGCCGAGGCTATACATGCTTTATGCGTGATGGTCCCGGGTTTTCGACGCTTCCTGCGTCTATCCGAAGAGCGAGGCCTGACCTTCGCCGTGTTTCGTGGCAGGAAAAATCTCCCGCAAGAAGAGCTGTCCATGAGTTGCGAAAGCACTGAGCCGATCCGTATTGCTCCGATTGTCATTGGTAGCAAAGGCGGTGGGCTGTTCGCGGCGAT